CATGATAGTTTAAGAAAATACATCATCGTATTCGGAACTGTCTTTAACGATATCTATATTAATCGCTTGAGCAATGCCGGAGAAGTGCTTCAGACTCTGAAAGTTCCTTTGACATATGGTCCAAAAGACAAAGTACTTTCGAGACTCGAACAAAATCCGAAGATGGATAATCAAGTTGGTATTATTCTTCCTCGTATTTCTTTCGAAATGACGACCATGGAGTATGATCCTACTCGTAAGTTGAATACTCTGAATAAGCTGACGAAACAATCTGCTAATGCAGGCACAGACGACGAAGTCAAATATCAGTATCAGCCTGTTCCTTATGACATGCAGTTTGAGATGAATATCTTGGTCAAGAACGCCGAAGATGGCACTCGTATCGTAGAGCAAATCGTTCCGTACTTTACTCCTGATTTTACAGTGAGTGTCAATCTTGTTCCTGAAGTCGATGGCCCGCGAGACATTCCTATTATTCTAAATAGTATCACTTCTCAAGATGAATATGAAGGCAGCTTTGAACAAAGAAGAGCATTGATATGGACTCTTAGCTTTACGATGAAAGGTTACTTGTATGGACCAACGAAGAAATCAAAATTAATCAAACTCGCAGAAACAACGTTCAGACTTCCAGAAGATGTCGAGGCAGGAAACACTGATAATACCGCCAATACGATAGTCGTGGCTTCGAGACCTGGACTTACTGCGAACGGCCAACCTACTACCAACACTGCTTTAAGTATTTCATATGAAGATATTAAGAGCACGGATAACTATAGCATTATCAATACAATTACTGAGAATATCTAATGAGCAATGAACTTGATAAATTTTTAAATATCGCCTCTGGCGATAACTTACCAGCTGTGATCGAAAAGAAGATGAGTACTCAAGTCTCTGCAGATTTTGAGTATGCTCGCGAGAACATGATGGAAGTCATCAATAAAGGACAAGAAGCACTCTTTGATCTCATGGACGTGGCCAAACAAAGTCAGCATCCTCGAGCATACGAAGTCTTGGCAACCATGATGAATACGATGGTGGCAGCAAGCAAAGACTTAGTTGATCTTCAGGCAAAAAAGAAGAAGATCATGGAAGATGATCCTTCTGCTTCTCCTCAGCAAGTCACAAACAACCTCTTTGTCGGATCAACTGCAGAATTACAGAAATATCTAAAGCAGCACAAAGATGGCGAGTGAAAACTATCTCGGGAATCCGAGGCTTAAAAGAGCAGACACAAAGGTCGAGTATACTCCCGAGCAGGTTGCCGAGTATATCAAATGCTCTGAGGATCCGATCTACTTTATCTTAACGTATTGTAAGATCGTTAATATCGATAAGGGTCTGATCATGTTCCCGCTCTGGGAATTCCAGAAGGAAATGATCCTCGCCTTCGAAGAGAATCGCTTCGTTATCTGTAAGATGCCTCGTCAGGTTGGTAAGACGACTACTGTTGCCGCTTACTTGCTTTGGAAGATTGTATTCAACGAAGAATATTCTATTGCTATCCTTGCCAACAAAGACAGACAGGCTCGAGAAATCCTTGGTCGTATTCAGTTGATGTTCGAACACTTACCGAAGTGGCTTCAGATGGGTGTTACCGAATGGAACAAGGGTAACATTAAGCTTGAGAACGGATCTGAAATCCTTGCCTCGGCTACCTCATCTTCTGCTATTCGTGGTACGTCTCAGAACATGGTCTACCTCGACGAATTTGCCTTCGTTCCGACCAACATTCAAGACGAGTTCTTCGCTTCGGTTTATCCTACCATTTCATCTGGTCAAAGTTCGAAGGTTTTAATTACTTCGACACCGAACGGTATGAACATGTTCTATCGTATCTGGACCGAATCAGAAGAAGGTAGAAATGCTTATGCTCGTGTCGACGTTCACTGGTCACAGATTCCAGGCCGTGACGAAGCATGGAGAGAACAAACGATCAGCAATACGTCTGAAGATCAGTTCAGACAAGAATATGAGTGTGAGTTCCTTGGATCTTCCAACACTCTGATTCATCCTACCAAACTTCGTAACATGGTCTATAAGCATCCGATTGCGCAGGCAGACGGTGGACTCAAGATCTATGAAGAGCCAGAACCGGATACAATCTATGCTATCGTAGTTGATACTTCTCGAGGAGCTGGAGCCGACTATTCTGCTTTCATTGTCGTCAACGTATCGACGATGCCTTATCGACAAGTGGCCACATATCGAAACAACTTGATATCGCCGATGATCTATCCGAACATCATCTATAATGCGGCTATCAAATATAACGATGCTCTTGTTCTTGTCGAAACGAACGACATTGGCCAGCAGGTGGCTGACATCTTGCACTACGATCTTGAGTATGACGGCGTTCTGGTAACCGCAAATAACGGCAGAACAGGACAAAGTCTGTCAGGCGGTTTTGCTACGACGACTCACTATGGAGTCAAGACTACAAAGCAGGTGAAACGAGTTGGCTGTGCCACACTCAAGACTCTCGTCGAATCTGATAAGTTCTTGATCTATGACTATGACACTATCTATGAGCTGACACGCTTCTCTCTGAAGAACAGCTTGAAAGGCAATCAGTCATACGAAGCCGAAGACGGTAACGATGACATGGCCATGTGCTGTGTTCTCTTTGCCTGGTTAACTACACAACCTTATCTCAAAGAAATTACGAATGTTGATATTCGTATGCAAATCTATGAACAGAATGAGAAGATGCTCGAGCAGCAGATGCTTCCATTTGGGCTCATGAGTACAGGCGATGACATTCATGATGAAGAAGTCAACGAACCACTCTTCGACGGTGGTCCAAAAGATGATTTCTGGGTTGCCAAGAAGATGGGATTCTTTGAAGGAAACTTTTGATATGATACACGAATATGATCTCAATATTAGAAAAATGATAAAGCCAATGAAGGTTGCTTTACAGCATCCTGGAAAAGCTTTGCCTTTTATTTTACAGGTCGTAAGGCATGGCAGTGGTCCTTCTCTGAAGTACACATATAAAAAGATGCTTGAAACCAAAACTGGTGGAGAGATGGCGTATAAAAATGAAGAAATATCTCAATATTTGCCTTCGCTTTCAGAGCGACCAGAAGGATCCGTAGGCCAAGAAACTTACAACTATTTTGGTCGTCATCGAGAGAACGTACAAAAAGCAAGTCGAAGAACAAAGATTAATGACGAGTGGGTAGAGGCCAAACATCCATATAGTTGGATGGCAAGAAGATATCGAGATACACATGATATATGGCACATTCTGACGGGTTATCCTACAAGTATAGAAGGTGAAATGTGCATTGCAATGTTTTCGTTTGCGCAAACGAGATCGATCGCTTGGTTAATAATCGGTGTGGGTGTTATATTGGCAATTCTAAACCATTTGAGAAATCCTCTAAAATCTTTCACTGTATTTAAAATGGCATACGAAGCGTATCGAAATGGCAAAAGGGCTAAATTTCTATTAGCCGAAAATTATGATGAACTACTATCTGAAAATATAGATTCTGCTAGGGAACGACTGAACATCCGCTTACCGAAAGCCTTTGTTAACAGATCTCCTAATTTTTTGAAGTTATAAATAAAGCAAATGCAACTTATATGACTAACCTTTAAAGGGAGATAACAATGGCGTTTCAAGTCAGCCCAGGAATTAATGTTTCCGAAATTGATCTTACAACAACTGTTCCGGCACTTGCGACTACGGTCGGCGGTTTCGGCGGAGTATTTCGTTGGGGACCAGTAGGAAAGTTTGTTCTTGTAGATTCAGAAAATACACTCGCAAATCGCTTCGGTAAACCAACTTCAGACAACTACGAAACGTTTTATACAGCAGCTAACTTCCTTTCTTATGGAAATGCTTTGTATGTTTCTCGTGCTGCGACTACAACTGGTTTTTCTAATACAGCAACTATTACTCTCGATTCAGACGTATCGCTTGCCGCGAATGGTACAGCACTCGGTCTGACAGCTGGACTTCGCGTACAAGGTGATGGCATTGCAGAAGATACTTTTGTAACAGCAGTAACTAACAGCGCTATTACAATTTCAAAGGCAGCAACCGCAAGCGCTTCAGCACTTCTTTCATTCTTTGCTAACGCTACGACACTTTCTGCTTATGCTGGTAATACGGCTGCAGTTGTTGCATCGAACGTAGTTATTCGCAACTCAGAAGAGTTCGAAAACAAAGGTGCAACGAACACAGCATTTACAGGAACAGAGTTCGTAGCTCGTTATCCTGGTGCACTCGGTAACTCGCTGAAGGTTTCGATGTGCGATAGCGCAACACAATATGCCGAAACAGTTACATTCGAAACTAATACCACTTGGGGTTCAACAACTGCAAACACATATGCTCTTGCTGATCTTACAAGTGCCACTATGTCGATCGCCGTAGGCAGCAACACTGCTAACGTAGTATTCGTATGGTCTGCAGACGAATTCTCTGATCGTGTAGCTACTGCTACTGGTGCGCAAACAGTCGGTTCGAATGGCGTATCAGCCAACTTCATCTCTCTGACAGCCGCAAATACAGCCTTCACAAACGGCGATGCAATCTGGTATGCAAGAGGAGCAGCTTCGACTGCGAATAGCATTCAAGGTCTATCTGAAAATACAACATACTTCATTACTGGAGCGAATACAACTGGATTTACTCTATCGTTAACATCAGGCGGCGCAAACGTTGCTATCTCTAACGGTGCTGCAAACTCAGACGTATACTTCACGAAGCAAACTGCTGGTGGTTTAGGTCTTACGCTTGCACAAGCTCGTCTTGCTGTAACCGCACTTAAAGATAAGATTACTGTAGGTGATTACATCGAAGTTGGTAACACAACAGTCGGTAAGCAAAACATGAAGGTTACTTCGGAAGGCGCGCAAGCCGATGACGGTACGAACATCTTCTTCAACATCGGTTTCGATTCAACTTGGAATAAGTCGACTAACTTCAGCGGTACTTCATTGAAGCGTCAATGGGAATACTTCAACGTTGTCGAGTCTGCTCCTGGTGTATCTTCATCGATGACAAATGCAGGTGGTTCTATTGTCGACGAAGTTTCAGTTGTTGTAGTTGACGAAGACGGTCTGATCAGCGGAACACCCGGTCAAGTTCTTGAAATCTACCAAAACCTTTCACGTGCAACAGATGCCAAGAAAGATGACGGTACGACTAACTACTATAAGACTGCAATCAACGACTTCTCACGTTGGATTTGGGCTACAAACGATCGTGACGGTGCAGCTTCTAATACTCTGTCAAACGTTGCTAATTCTACTAACACGACAACTTACACACGTTCGTTCGTTCGTGGTACAGACGGCGCTAACGAAAGCACAGTGTCGATGGCAGCTCTTGGTTCTGCATATGATCTCTTTGCAGATGCAAGCACAGTCGATGTTTCTCTTATTCTTCAAGGTAAGGCAATCGGAACTAACGACGTTCAGCTAGCCAACTATCTGATCGATAACATTGCAGAAGTTCGTAAGGATTGCGTAGTATTCGTTTCTCCTGCATATTCTGATGTTGTAGGTATTAACGTAGAAAATCAACAAGCACAGAACATCGTAGACTTTAGAAATGCTCTGCGTAATACTTCATACGCATTCCTCGACTCTGGTTACAAGTATCAGTACGACAAGTATGCGGATGTATATCGCTACGTTCCACTGAACGGTGACATTGCCGGCCTGACAGCTCGCAGTGATAGCCTCAGAGATCCTTGGTTCTCTCCAGCTGGATTTACTCGCGGTCAAATCAGAAACCTTGTGAAGCTTGCATTCAGCCCTGGAAAAACTGAAAGAGATCTTCTTTATAAGAACGATGTCAATCCAGTTGTCACATTCCCAGGTCAAGGCACAGTACTTTACGGAGATAAGACTCTCTTAGGTCGTACAAGTGCATTCGATCGTATTAACGTACGTCGTCTGTTCATCGTTCTTGAAAAAGCGATCGCTACAGCTTCAAACTCTACTCTGTTCGAATTCAACGACGAATTCACAAGATCACAGTTTGTTAATCTGGTTGAGCCATATCTTCGCGACGTTCAAGGCCGTCGTGGAATCTTTGACTTCCGTGTGGTTTGCGACGAGACGAATAATACTGCTGAAGTAATCGATAGCAACCGCTTTGTTGGAGATATCTACATCAAGCCTGCTAAGTCGATCAACTTCATCCAGCTAAACTTCGTCGCCGTAAGATCTGGTGTCGAGTTCAACGAAATCGCTGGCCAGTTCTAATAAATAAGATAAACCTAGGAGGAAAGTAAATGGCTTTTAATATCAATGAAATGAGAAGCCAACTAGCTTTTGGCGGTGCAAGACAAAACCTGTTCCAAGTGGATATTTTTAATCCTGCGAACAACTCAGGGGATGCAAAAACAAGATTCATGTGTCAGGCAGCCCAGCTGCCTGGCTCTGATCTTGGAGTCATTCCAGTGTTTTACTTCGGTCGTCAAATGAAGTTAGCTGGTGACAGAACGTTCGCCGAATGGACAGTAACAATCATCAACGATGAAGACTTCCTGATCCGTAATGCGATGGAAGAATGGTCGAATAGAATCAATCGCCTTCAACGCAACGTCAGAGAAATTGGTCCTGGATACAAGTCACAGGCGACAGTTACTCAGTTTGGTAAAGATGGCACGAAGCTCCGTACTTATGATTTTAACGGAATCTTCCCAAGTAATATCAGCCCAATCGAACTCGATTGGTCTACAACCGATCAAATCGAACTGTTCCAGGTAACGTTCCAATATGACTACTGGTCAGTTGGTCGTACTGGATCGACAGGTCGCGCCGGCGGTGAATAATAAGTAAAGGGTAATCATTCCCTTTACTTTTTTGTTATTTAAATTGGAGAACCCATGGCCGAGTTATTTGGTTTTGAAATTAAAAGAAAGCAAGAAGAAAAAGAGCTTCCATCATTTGCTCCTAAACAGGACGATGATGGAGCTCTTGTTCTTGCCGAAGGTGGAGCTTATGGCCAGTATGTTGATATGGAAGGTGCCATTCGCACCGAGTCAGAGCTTGTCTCGAAGTATAGAGAGATGGCTCAGCATCCAGACATCGAACTTGCTGTCGATGATATTATCAACGAAGCCGTTGTCATTGATCCCAAAAAAGAAGTCGTATCTTTAAATCTTGACGACTTAAAGCAACCAGACAAAGTCAAGAAACTTATCCTCGATGAGTTTGATACTGTGCTCGAGCTGCTCGAGTTTAATCAGCACGCCTATGAAATTTTCCGCAAGTGGTATGTCGACGGTAGAATATTCTATCACATAATGATCGACGAGAAGGCACCTCGCGAAGGCATTCAAGAACTGCGCTACGTAGA